TAGCGGAGCAGTACAAAGCAAAACTAGACCAAACATCATCAGTTCTTCAAGAGCAAGAGCGAAGCATCATCAACGGGTTGAAGTATCATGAATTTGAGAAGCATCTGGGCGGTAAGCTGAAAAATAAGGATTACGCCACATTTGTTGATTTTGATAAGATCATTCTGAATCCGGAAACTAAACAAGTTGACCCTGATTCAGTTAAGGCCGTAGCTGCAGAGTTTGTTAAACAGCATCCGAGTCTGGTTGAATTTGGTTCGCAAGGTAAGCTTCCGAATCAGGCCGCCGCTGGATATGTTCCAACATCTAAGTCAGTTAACGAGATGACTAAAGAAGAACTTGAAAAACACATCTTGGCGCTTGCCGCTCAAGGTAAAATTAAATAGGAGAAAATATGCCTGACGTTATTACAGGGAATACCGAAATCGGTAATACCAAACAAGACCTTATTGCCGCCATTGTGCAGAAAGAACTTGCTTTTCGCGCAAAGCTCACGCCTTACTTTACTGACCTCAGCTCTCTCGTTGGTCCAGGGATGCAGTCAATCTCTGTTCCTAAGCTGTCTAGCTTCACAGTAGCTGACCGCGCTGAAGGCGTTGCAGGAGAAATCTCTGCCCTCACATCTTCTGTTGATAAGCTCGACCTTAACCAGAACCTCTATGTTTCTTGGCTGATCGACCCAATGACTGCAGTTCAATCAAATATTCCAGCACAGCTTGAATTTGCTCGTCGTGCCGCCGCGGCTCAGGCGCGCAAGATTGATGAACTCATCATCTCTGAGCTTGCTTCTGTTGCTTTCTCTTTCATTAACGTAGGAGCTGACGCTAACGTAACTTACTCAAACGTAACCACAATGGTTCGTGAGCTTGAAGAAAACGATGCTGAAATGTCTGACTGCGTATGGCTTGTTTCTCCTGCTCAGAAAGAAGCAATCTTCGGTCTCGCTGAGTTCAAGAACCAGTACCAGTTTGGTCAAGCCGTTCTTCCGTCTGGCGTTATCGGCACTATCCTTGGCATTCCTGTGGTAATGCACTCGGGCATGGCATCTAAACAGCTATTCCTTGCTGAGAAATCTGGTCTCGCTTACGCTTTCCAGAAAACTGCAAGCTATGCTGAGCAAGATGAAATCGCCTATGGCGTTGGTGCTAAGCGTGCCGCTATCGACCAGCTTTTCGGTCTGAAGGGTATGCAACTTGGTCAGAAAGGCGCCGCTTCTGGCAAGTCTCCACTTGTTATCGGTCTCAACGACTAATTAAAAGTTTTTGACGGGCTACCTGGAAACGGGTAGCCTTTTTTTATGCAAAAGAAACCATCGACGGTTAAGCATTATCTCAGGGCAAAATCACCTGAAGTCCTGAAAGCTCTCATGCTTAAAAACAGCATTGAGAAGAGGTGCTATTTCGATTATATCATTAACCACGATGGGACAAACTGGTTCGCTTGGTATGACTGGGACTCAGAAGAAACTCTTACCGCCATGGTGGAACTAAATGAAATCGACGGTATTTGATAGAGAGTTCGACCGATTTCGCCCTGCCGAGGATGATAAATCCAAAGTAGCAACAATCATTGAACAGGGGGTCTATAACGAAGTCCCTGTCAAAATGGACGTTGAAGATTCTTTCAACCGTCTTAAAGTCGCTCCACCGCACCTTTTATTTGATTCATCATTTCAATACAGCTTACAAACTAAAGTATTTATCCGAGATGAATTACTTGGAGCTACTGTAACGCATGATGCAAATCGTGCCGCCGCTAGGCTTTCTTGCACATCAACCGCAGGGTCTAGGGCAAGATTTCGCTCAAGAAACTATTTTCAATACTCTCCGTCGTTCTCTAATACCATTACAGGATCATTTAATTTTCAAGGCGCTCCCAATGGTGTTGTGAAGCGAGTTGGATTATATGATGAACGAAACGGCTACATTTTAGAAGCTACAAACGGGGCTTTTAGGGTGGGCATCCGATCGTCAATCTCTGGGTCCGCAGTAACAACTTACGCCGAACAATCTTCCTGGAATGTTGATACCTTCAGCGGAACAGGAAATACAATTACAAATCCGTCTGGCGTTTTGCTTGATCTTACAAAACAGCAACTCTTTTACTGTCAGTTTCAATGGCTCGGATCGGGTCAGGTTGAGTTTGGCTTCGTTTATAACGGAAGAAAATACCCTGCCCATAGATTTCAAACAGCCAACCTAGGTTCTGGTCTTTATTCTCAGACTGCAACTCTTCCGGTACAAGCAGAGATTCTAAACGTATCTGGATCGTCTTCATTCATGGAGTTTACTTGCTGTTCAGTGGTGTCTAACGGTGCCACCTCCATGCACGGGCATCTTCATGTTGCATCTAGCGGCGTAACGCCAAGGACGCTTAGCACAACTGGCGTCTCTTATCCTGTTCTGGCAATTAGAAAAGCTCCTGGATACTCTGACATTCCTGTTCAGGTGCTTGACCTTAACGCTTTCTCAACGTCACAGGATGATTTTTTAATCCAGGTTATTCACAAACCAGTACTTGTTGGTGCTGTTTGGGTTTCAATTCCTAACTCACTCTGTGAAAAGGATGTTAGCGCTACTGCATATAATGGCGGCGACATTGTCGCAGAGTTCTATATGAAGGGAAATCTACAGGCATCGGAGAAGCTTGAATTATTATCACGATTCTGGGATCTCACTTTAGGCAATGACTTTGCTGGAAACTCTGAAATCATGCTAATGGCGGCAACTCCTCTCACGACAAATGCAACTCTTTATGGAATAATTTCGTTTAAGGAGTTCGAGTGATTAAACTAAAAAGAAACTATGCTGAGTTTAAACAGCTAGTATCCACTAAATCACTTCAAATCTTTATTGGTGATATTCGATCAGAATTTTACAATCTGCTGGCCATTGATGGGCCGATTACTTATGAGTGTAATATTGCCAAGGATGGTGGAGCGGATCAGTTAGATTATGAATCTACTCTTGCGAGTGTAGTAACTAATAAAATAAGCCAAGAGCCTGACTGGGATGACTTCGTAGTTACTTTTCCAAGCTCAAGCTCAGAACTTCACACCTACAAAAAGAATAACGTAACAGTCCAAACCATATTGGTTACTTACGAAAATAGCTCCAGGTCAACTATAACCAGAATCCAAAAGACGAGGGTCTAATGGCGTGGAGGTTTGATCCTATTGGGTTAAAAGTTATTTGGGTCGTATCGGTTGAGGAAGTTCTTCAAACTTCAGGCTCGATTGATTTTTCCACAGGTGGTGACTTGCTAATCGACACAGGATTACGAGAAAATGGTGGAGAAATAGATCAGGGCAATAGGGTAGAGGGTTAATGGCGATTTTTAAAGCTCCTCGAATAACAACGAGTCAGAGAATGGGATTGGTATTAGAACAGTCTGAAATTGTTTACGATGTAACTCAAAACCTCTTTTATGGTGGCGATGGTGTTTCTATGGGTGGAAAGCCCATGGGTTCGGGTCAATCAGAGAAAGATGTAATTCAATTAACGCAACAAGATATTCTTAATAAAAGCGTTCAGCTGTCAAAGGCTCCAACTTTTCCCAGCAATGTAACGCTATTGCCAGTCGGCGGTATCCCACAACTAAATGGGGTCGATTTTCAAGTATCCGGCAACGTGGTTTCTTGGAACGGACTAGGTTTAGATAACTTTCTCGAGGAAGAGGAAGTGTTAATAATTCAATACTAACAAAGGAAGTGTTATGGCCAATCAAATTAAGAAAAAGTATTTATCCCAAGAAGTCATCAGTTACTTTGATGACCAGATTAGTGCAGTAGAATCCGACCTTGCCAGCGAAGTCTCCCGTGCGACAAGCGCAGAAGCCGCTCTTCAAGGTGAAGTTGATGCTGTTGAAGTTGCCCTTAACTCAGAAGTTGTTCGTGCTACCGCGGCGGAATCCGCTCTCGATGCTCGGCTCACAACTGCTGAAGGCGAAATCAACACTCTGCAGTCTGATGTAAACCAAGTTGAGTCTGATCTTGCCGCTGAGGTTGCTCGTGCAACTGCTGCAGAAGCAGCGCTTCAATCTGACATCGACACAGAGAAAGGTCGTATTGACGCAATCCTTTCTGCCTCTCAAGCCGATAAAGACTCATTCGCTGAGATTGTTACTCTCATCAACTCTATCGACACAGAAAACGATCAAGCCTTTGCTGGTTACGTTCTTTCTAACAACGCCGCCGTAGCCGCTGTTGAGGGTCGTGTAACTACTGCCGAAGGTGAAATCGACACACTTCAGTCTGACGTTGCTGACCACGAAACTCGGATCACGGCACTTGAGGGTGCGCTTGCTCCTACATGGGCTCCGGCTTTCAAGAAAGACCTTGATGCTACTGATATTTCTAACGGTTATATCGACCTTCCGCATCTTGTTGTTCCTAACTCTGTTATGGCTTTTGTTGATCGTCTTGCTATCCACGAAACTGAAGAGTTTACAGTTTCAACTGTTGGCGGCGTCACTCGACTGACTTTCACTGGCCCACTCGTTTCTCCGGGACAACAGTCTCTTGATGCCAACGATAACATCTACGTTAAATACCAGTATCTTGCTTAGTTAAACTAATGAGGAGGGAGCAATCCCTCCTCTTTTTGAGGATAAAATGCCAATAAGTATTAAGGGCAAGTTTATAGATCAAGAAATGACAACGGATGCTGAATTAGCAAACGCCGTCGATTATCTTCAACAGCAAATCAACAACGCCAACGCTAACTCGGGCTTCCCTTGCCTAGTCTTCGTAAAAAATAAAATGGACTTTCCGCCACCTTCAAACGGCGTGATTGCCCTTGGTGACAACATTACCTACTTCATTGTTGATACTGTAGATTTGCAGGGTGACAGAATTGTTGCCGGACAAAACACTACTATTATTGGTGGAAGTTCTGAAAACTGCTTTCTTAAGTCTACAGGACTAAATGCCAATACGGCATTGATTACTTCTAACTGGTCGCTTCCAATGAGAAACCTTTCAATCACTCATGGGACAGCGCTTAATCTTGATGCGACAGGAAATAGCACTGCCGCACTAGACTGGTTTGGGGTTAACTTCACTAATTGCGCAACCGTAGGGACAATTAAGTCATACTCAAACTTTATCATGAGTGACTGTGCGCTTCTTAACTCTGCAAACATGACCTTTGATGGGACAATCGGCACGGTTGGATTTGTTAACTGTTTATTTTCGGGCATTGCTGGTCAAACTACTCTTAATTTCCCATCGACCCTCACTATTACCAGAAGAATTAGGGCGATTTATTCATCGTTTGTAGCCTTCGGTGGAGCTACTGCTATTTTTGTTTCGCCCTCTGCAAGCGTCCCTCTTGAGGCGTATGTGTTGGACACTATTAATTTTAGCGGGGGCGCAACATACACTGGCGGACTGGATTACACATCTAACACAGCCTTCTTTTCAAACTGTAAAGGAATTGTAAACTCTTCCGCCATTGCACAAATGCACTTCAACAACAACGCAACGGCTACGGTTGTTGGTTCTGCAAATAATTTTGTTAAGGTGAACGGTGCCACAACCCCAAATCAAATTAATCAAAAATTCACTCATTCAAATAACAGGCTAACATACTCTGGTGGCATTAACCGCTCTTTTAAGGTTGGTGCAGTTTGTTCCGTATCAGCAAACAACGGTAACATCATAAGCGTAAGAATTGCTAAAAATGGCGTTCCTCTTGATGACTCAGAAGCTCAAGCGACAATTTCGGCAAACGGAAGATTTGAAAACCTAAAATGCCAAACCATTATTGAAATGACCACTAACGACTTTGTTGAGCTCTATTTGGCAAACAGCGCAAACACAAACGTAACAGCGCAGGAGTTAAACGTTATTATTGAGGCTCTTAACTGAGGAAATAGAGATGAATAAACGAGTTTTCTTTTCTGATAATGGAATCCTTCGAGACTTATCGGTTAACCTCAATAAATATGACGATATTGAGTCAGAGTTTGCCTATGTTTCCAGCGAAGACTATCTTTACATTGGTTCAAGGCTTCCATTCAATAGCCTATTCTTTAAAGTGGTTCAGGCGAATGAAAACCCTACAAATATGTATGTCGAAGTATGGGATGGTGACTCATGGGAGTTTGTTAACGAGCTTATCGACGAAACTGGCGGCTTTGCTAAAAGTGGTTACATTACTTTTACACCAGATCGCGATGCTGGCTGGCTCATGGAAGACACATCTACTGATGGCGGTTTTGTTCCTGGTCTGGAATCACTTAAGATTTATGACAAATATTGGATGCGAATCAGCTTTGACGCTGATTTATCTGACCCTGTAAGTCTCTCATGGGTTGGGCATATTTTTGCTGATGATGCTGACCTTGCGAGTGAGTATCCTGACCTTGGCAAAACAAGCGTTAAGTCTGCTTTTAAGACAGGAAAAACTGACTGGGAAGAGCAACTTGTTAGAGCGTCCGAGGTCGTGATTGAAGACCTTATGATTAATCGCAACATTATCGACTCATCTCAAATTCTTGATCGGTATGACTACAAGTCGGCAACTATTCAGAAATGCGCTGAGATTATCTTTAATGCCTTTGGGGATGACTTTGTAGATCAAAAGCAAAGGGCCCGTGAAGAGTATCAGCGTCGCCTGTCTATTCCGACTAAGAAGATTGATCTTAACGCTAACGGCATTGAGGAAGTTTTTGAGGCCAGAAACACTCAAGGATGGTTGGGCCGATGAGCAAAATCAGCACAGTTTATGACGCCATCCTAACGGAGCTTGCGGCGCTTTACCCTTCCAAAACCAGAATCCCTTATCCTTATTCATTGGTGGACAATAACGCTCGATTTTTGTCTGATGGTTACGGTGTAACTATTGGCCCATCAAGCTTTGAGCAGTTTGAATTTTGTGATTTTATGACAACTAGAGATGTTACCGTTACGGTCACCAAGGAAGTCTTCAGAACGGACTCGGACTACAATGTTATAGATGACATTACTAAGAGTCTGTTAGAAGATATTTATGAGGTGCAAAAACTATTTTACTCGTACAATGAGCTTAATGTACCGAACGACGTTGCAAAGGTTGATCTAGGCGGTGTTTCAGCTGTAGAAGAAGTCACATCGGGTAAACAGTCTTTCTTAAGTATGTCGGCAACATTTAACTTTTTTATTATTGAGAAACTTTAGGAGAAAATATGTCAACAGTAGGATTACAGAGAGCGTCAATCTTCGCACTTAAGAAAGAAACGACTGCCGGCGATTACCTTCCACCATCATCAGGTGCGGAATTTGTTCCTCTTCGCCCAGGGAATACACTTAACTTCCAGGCAGAACAGCTTGAGTCTGATGAGCTTCTTAACGATATTGGTTCCGCTAAGGCGTTTACAGGCAAGGAATCTGTTGAAGGTTCACACTCTGCGTATCTTCGTCATTCTGGCGTTGAAGGTCAAGAGCCTGAGGTAGGCGTTCTTTACGAATCAATCATGGGCTCAAAAGTCCTTCACGGCACTGAGTTTTCTACAGTCTCCGGATCAACTACAACAGTCCTTAAAGTAGCTGATGGTACGCAGTTTTCTGTTGGCCAGGCGCTTCTTATTAAAGATTCCTCTAATGGTTATTCCGTACGTAACATTAAAAGCATCTTAACTAATGATCTTGAGCTTAACTTTGCACTTCCTTTTGCGCCTGTTTCTGGCGTAGCGCTTGGCAAAGCGGTTCAATACTCTCCGGTTGCTCAGGGTCATCCGACATTTTCAACAACTAAATATCTTGGAAACGGTCATGCCATTGAAGCATCTTCTGGCAACACAGTAACAGAATTTTCACTTACTGCTGATGCTAATGGCTTTGGTGAGGTTGAATTCTCTTACCAGGGAACAAAGTATTTTTACAACCCTATCACAATCACGGCGTCATCTAAGTTTCTTGATGTGACTGACGATACTGGTACGTTCTCCGTTTCTGTTCCTGAAAAGATTTATAAAACTCCTATCGAGCTTGCTGACGCTCTTAATACTGCGCTGAATGACGCATCTACTGAGACATATGTAGTTAGCTATTCTAACTCAACTGGTAAGTTTACTATTTCTTCTGGCTCATCTGTTCTTAGCCTTCTTTGGAGCACAGGTACTAATGCGGCAAACAGCATTGGTTCTAAGCTTGGATTTGTTGTTTCGGCAGACGATACTGGCGCAACTAGCTACGCTTCCGACAATGCTCAGTCTTATCAATCTGCACTTACTCCGTCTTATGATTCTGCTGATGCAATCATCATCAAGGGCGCTGAGCTCTTTATCGGAGACCAAGTTGATAACGCTTGCATTTGTGCTCAGTCAGTATCTCTTACGGTTTCCAAGGAAGTCACTGATGTTGACTGTATCTGTGAAGAAACTGGCGTAAAAGAAAAGATTGCTACAGCTCGCTCCGTTGAAATGTCCGTAACAGCGGTACTTAACAAGTATGATGCGGCACTTCTTGATGCACTTCTTAAAAACAAGACTATCGGCGCTCAGCTTAATGCAGGTCCTAAGGCTGGCGGGAACTGGGTTCCAGGCAAGTGCTTCAATGCCTACGTTCAGAACTGCACTGTAGCATCATATACAACTACTGGTGACAGCTTCATTCAGGCAGAGATCACACTTAGAGGTTTCGTGACATCTGCATCAAAAGACCTGTATCTTAACTTTGTATAATATACAAAGGGGTTAGAATGAAGTGGCTTGAAAAGCAAACTAGCAAGGGCGTCCTGAAATACAGGATGCCCACTATCTTAGAAGCGATCAAGTACGTTCGAATTTTGAGAGAGTTTTTTGCTACGGATGATCTAGTGGGCGCTAGACTTGTTTTAATGGAAAACATTCAAGAGCTTTTAGATTATTCAGCACTAGATGGCATTTCAAGCTTTGATGACATTAACAAGGAAAGTGAAGCTTTTACTTCTGCACTGTACCAGATAAGCGATGAAATACTTTCCAAGGTTGTGGAGAACTTCGCAAAAAAAGATTAGTCCCTGACGCTTTAAACGCCTTTAAGTCTAATCTCAAGTTAGAACAGCTTGAGGAGCTTATAGGTGACAAGGAAAACGCCAGGGGCATCTATGAGCTGTCAAAGGAAGTTGGTGACTATGCTCAATTTAAAGGTATTTTGGATTTAGGTCTTCAGGTTCATTACTCTGACCTACCGTTTGAGAAAGTCATGCTCTACTCATGGATTAAAGAGGCGATAGAAGATGGCAGAAAAAATTGAATTTCAGATAACGGTAACTAAGGATCAGCTCTTAACTGCTCTTAGTTCTGCCACAGAAGAAGCTAAAAAAACAGAGAAGGCTGTATTTCGCTTATCGGACGCTTTTAAAGGTGCTGGGGATGAGCTTTCACGCATTAAGTCATCATTCATCGGAAATCTTGGTGCTAACGTAGTCAGTGGCGCATTTAATGCGCTTCGTTCTGCTATCGGTGAAACGGTTACACAGGCCAGAGAGTTTTCAAGGTCGATTGCAGAAGTTAATTCAATTCTTCCTCGAAATACCAAACTCACTAAAGATCAGGTTGATATATTAATTCAGCTTTCATCTCAGTATGGAAAATCTGCCCAAGAGCAGGCGAGAGCCTTTTATGAGATTGTGTCTGGTGGCGTAGAGGATACGGCCACAGCGTTTAAGATTCTTAAGCAGTCAAATGAAGCCGCAGTAGCTGGCATTACTGATGTAAACGTAGCCGCTAAAACTTTAACCTCAACATTTAACGCATTTGCTCAACAAGGCACTTCCGTAACCGCTATCACTGATTCACTTTTCCAAGCGGTGAAAGATGGCCAAACAACATTCCAGGAACTCTCCGGAACGCTAGGTAGGGTTTCACCTATTGCCGCATCTGTTGGGATTAGAATTGATGAGGTGGCGGGTTCCATTGCCTTCCTTACAAAATCCGGTATTCAGACAGATCAAGCAATCACCGGCTTAAGAGCAACCATTGCATCCATTATTAAGCCATCTAAAGAGGCGGCCGACGAAGCAAATAGGCTCGGCATTCAGTTTAGTCCAGCGGCAATCGCTAAAGCTGGTGGTTTTGTAAACTTCCTAAATCAGGTTAAGGTTGCCACTAATGGAAGCTCTACATCAATCGCTAGACTCTTTGGTGATGTGAACGCAATCAACACTGTCATTGCTATTGCTAATGGTAACTTTGATGATTTTAGAAAGACCTTAGATTCTAACAAAAACAGTATTGGAGCTACGGCGGCGGCGGCTAAAGAACTTAAAGGTTCGTTCGATTTTCAGGTAGGGCAAGCCGAGCAATCAATTAAGAATCTTGGCACCAGTTTAGCTGTTTTTCTTCTTCCTTATCTGCAAACAACATTAAAAGGTTTCCAAGCATTAACTGGAATCAATCAGACTAATGTAGTTTTAGATGAAAACAGAAAAAAGCTTGCTGACCTTGGTAAAGAGTACAATTTTCTTTCTACGCAATTAGATATTTACAATAAGGGTTATCCTTCAAACATTAAAAACGCCACGCAAGCGGCTGAGGCAGAAAAGCGTCTTACAGAGATTCTTAAAGAGCGCCAAGCTGTTAGAGCGGCGCAAATTGCTCAGGATAAACAAGTCGGAACAATCGTTAAGCCCACTCCCGTTGTAGATCCTGAAGCAGATGCTCAAGCTCTAAAACTTAGAGGAGAGACATTTAACCAGCTTGCACTTGCAAGAGCAGAATTTGACGCATCTGAGCAAGAAAGAAAGCTTATTGCGATTGAGCAGGGAACCGTAGAGGGTCAGGCAGAGCTTGATAGACTTCTGGAATTAGAGCGCAAAAAAATTGAAGCCAGATTTTTGGCAGAAGAAGAAAAGAACAGATTGATCGCCGACTCGGTGGCTAAAGAACAGGCAATAAAAGCAACTGCATTAAAAAAGCAAAATGAAATTGCAAACGCTGAGCAGAAAATTCAGCTTAATAAAGTAACGGCCCAAAACAAACTTGAGCAACAATCTCTTCAAACTCGCCTTCAATATCTGCAGGCGTTTGGAAATCTTGCCAGTGCTGTAGCTAAAGATGGCTCTAAAGAGCAGTTTATTATTCAGAAAGCGGCGGCTATTGCTCAGTCTATTGTAGCGACTAACCTAGCGGCCGCTCAGGCACTTGCAGTTCCACCTGCACCTAACTTAGCTTTAGCGGCAACAGCGAAGACCATTGGGGCAATCAATACAGCCGCCATCGTAGCTACTGCCATCAAAGGTTTTGCTGAGGGTGGTATTGTCGGAAATAATGCTATTTCAACATCAGGGCCAGACAATACCGTTATCAAGGCAAGAAACGGTGAAGCTGTCCTTACTGCAGATGATCAGCTAGAATTATTGAGATCAATAAGATCAGGAATGCTTTCCCAAAGCTCTGGGGATATAATTGTTCAAGTCGATGGTAGGGAAATCGCTCGGGCGGTTAGAACTCAAATTAACAACGGATTCAGGTTAGCATGAGCTTTGAAATATATTCAGACAATTTAATCTATCAATCAACCATCACAGGAAGCTCTGAAAATGCTCAATTTCCTGTAGAAAACATTTTAGACCCTAGGCGCTCTAAGGTTTACCGATCTACAGCATCGTCGGCAAGCATCGTCTTCGACTTCGGAGAAAGTTCCGAGGTCGATTCATTCTTCCTTGTATCGGATAAAAAGAACGGTCTAGGCGTTCACACAATTACACTAGAATTTAG